ACGTGTGGAATGACGCGAAGAAGATCGCGGAAGACGCCGCGTCAGAGAACCGCAGCTTTACCCCCGATGAGCAGGGCCGCTGGGACGCGATGCAGGAGGAGATGTCCACCCTGGACACCCGCATCAAGGCCGTTCTCGACACCGAGAAGCGCGCCCGTGACGCGGACGACACCTACAACGCCCTCGCCGACAAGCCCCAGACCCGGGACAGCGCTCCCGCGCAGTCGGCCGTGGACCTGGAACTCCGCAAGTGGGCGAAGGGCGAGACCGGCAACCGGTTCCTCGACTTCAGGCACGACAACGACGCCAGGGGCCCGATCAATTACCGTGTCCTGACCACGGCCGGCGCCGGCTCTACCACCAACGCCAGCTCGATCGTCCCGACGGACTTCTACGACATGCTGATCGCTCACCTCATCGAGGTCAGCGGCATCATGCAGTGCGGTCCCACGGTGCTCAACACCGGCGGCGGCGAGACGCTGCAGATCCCGAAGACCACCGCGCACACCGCGGTGACCGCGCAGTCCAGCCAGGCGGGCCAGCTGCTCACCGCGGGCGTCGACCCGGCGTTCTCGATGCAGTCCCTGTCCGCGTACAAGTACGGCGTGCTCCTCCAGGTCGCCCGAGAGCTGATCGACGACACTGCCGTTGACCTGCTCGGCTACCTGGCCATGCAGGCTGGCCGCGCGCTCGGCAACAAGTTCGGCAACGACCTGGTGAACAGCGCCTCGGCGCCCACCGGGCTGCTGACCGGCACCGTCACCTCCAGCCCCGGCGTGACCGGCGCGACGACCGGCGTCTCCGGCGCCCCGTCCTACGCCAACCTGGTGGACCTGGAGTACTCGGTCATCGCTCCCTACCGCCAGAGCAGGTCCTGCTACTGGATGGCGGCGGACAAGACCATCGGCGGGTTCCGTAAGATCACGGACACCGTCGGCCGCCCGATCTGGGAGCCCTCGGCGGTTCTCGGCTCACCTGACCTGCTGCTCGGCAAGCCGCTCGTGGCGGACCCGTTCATGCCGGCCCAGGCGACCAGCGCCTTCTCGATCGTCTTCGGTGACTTCAGCCAGTTCTTCGTGAGGCTGGTTGGCGGGGTCCGGTTCGAGCGGTCCGACGACTTCGCGTTCGGCTCCGACCTGGTTAGCTTCAGGGCTATCCTGCGAGGCGACGGCGCGCTGGTCGACCAGACGGGCGCGATCAAGGCGTACAAGGGCCCGACGAGCTAAGTCACCCGGACGGCAGGGAGGTTCCCGGATGAGCAACCGGCGCAAGATCGGCAAGGTGCACCGCAGGGTGAACTGTGCCGTCTGCGGCGGCAATGCCGTCCGGGAGCCCACCCTGCTGTCCGACGGGCGCCAGGTTTGCCGGAGGTGCCGGGACGAGGGACGTCTCGCCCGCCGGCTGCCCTGCGGGCACATCGGGGTTCCGGGAACGCTGGTCATCACTGACAGCCATGAAGGGAACTTCCAGTGCGTCCAGTGCTCGCCGCACGCTGCGTGGCCAGGGAGGAAGCCATGATTGTTCAGATGATTTACCAGATGTCCGGCGGCCGTTACGACGACCGCACCTGGCCGCTGCCCTGGCACGACTTCGAGGTCCCGGATGACGAGGGCCGCGGGCTGATCCGCTGCGGCGCGGCGATGGAGGTCGTCGGCACGATTAAGGCCCCGGCTGGGACTCCGGCAACCCCGGCTGATCCAGGTAAGGCCGCAGTAGTCTCGTCACCTCCCCGGGTGTCGCCGGAGCTGGCGGGTACCACCGCTCCGGACCCGGCGCCCGCGAAGGCACCCGCGGTTGAGATGCCCCAGCCAGCGCCAGGAGACCCGAAGTCCGCCTGGGTTGACTACGCGGTTAGCCGCGGGGCGGTCCGCGCTGAGGCTGATGAGCGCACCAAGACCCAGCTACAGGCTGTGTACGGCGGCCGGCTGTGATGAGAACAGGAGCCCGCAATGGCCAGTAACAAGGACAAGACTCAGACGAGCAACCGCCCGTACTCGGGCACCAACGAGTCGTCTGACCCGACCAACGAGCCAGGTCAGTACCCGCCGGGTAGCCAGCACGGTATCTTCGGCGGGCCCCTGCCCACGGGCACCGGCGCTCCCGGCTCGGCTGGCGCGTCTGGGTCGGCCGACGCCACCAACGAGCCCGGTCAGACCCAGGACGGCCTGACCGGCGTTACCGAGTCCCAGATCACGCAGTCCGGGGCTCCCGGCTCGCAGGGCGCGCAGGTTCACAGCGGGGGCGGCGACTCGGTTACGTACACCAAGGCCAGTGACGGCGTCGGCCCGTACGAGCAGGTAACCGCTAGCGATGACCTCAGCGGTCCCGGGGACTCAACGGGTGCCAACGACTCGGGGTACGCGACCGGCGGCCCGCAGCTGCCCGGGATTCAGGGCAACGAGCCGCAGGCTGGCAGCTCCCGCTACCAGCCCGGCGGCGGCAAGGTTATGCGTGGCGGCCGGGCGGTTAAGGGCTAAGCCATGCCTGAGTGGGAAAACCATGGCTCCTGCCAGGACATCAGCGACGTTACCCCGAAGGACCCCATCAGTGCTCTCTCGCCGACCTCGCAGGAGGGCGGCAACATGCGGGCTTCCAATGAGGATGCGCTGACGGCTCCGGGCTCGCAGCCCGTGGACGTCATGGAGGACGCGGGGCGCTACTTCACTAACGACCCGACGATCGAGGTAAGTAATGACACCCCGATCGAGCCTGGTACCGACGGGAAGCCGCAGGCCAGTAAGAGCGCCGACGGTATTCATAACCCTGGTGCACCGGGCTGGCATCGTACGGGAGGGGGAGGCTGAGCATGGCAGATAACCCGGCGGCTAACCAGGACCTGGACGTTCCGGACTCACCGCACGTGGTGTCCGCCACTCACGTTCGCCGCGGGATGACCCCGGCTGTCTGGGACGCGACTGACGCCCCGGATATCGCCGGGGTATGGAAGGCCGTGAATGAGGAAAGCGGCCCGGCTGACCGCGAGGGAAACGTTACCGGGCGCTTCGAGAACGGCCCCGGTAAGTGGGAGCAGACCTACTGAGGAGTACCAAATGCCTGACGCACCAGACCCGATTACCTCCACGCCCGCGCAGTCCTGGCAGTCGTATGACGCGACCGACTCCGGCGCGAGCGAGGACCAGACCGAGCCCACGACCATCTACGACGCGGCTCCCGGTGACTCCGGCGGACCGTGGCGCAAGATCCAGGACGGCGGCGGCGCTAACGAGGACGGCTCCGCCCGCGCGGGCGACTGGCCTGGTAACGGCGCGTCCGACGGCGGTAGCTGGAAGCAGACGTGAGCGACCTGGCGCGCGTGTACGCCAACGGCCAGGAGCTGGCGAAGGGGAACCAGACCGGGGGCACGCCAGAGGTGAACGGCTCGGAGAAGGCGACGTCCAAGAATTCTAACCTGGGTCACGACTATAAGGACGACCGAACTAAGTAGTCTGATAAAGTCGGGCCCATGAAGAAGATCCTGGTAACGGGCGGCGCTGGGTTCGTGGGCAGCAACCTGGTTAAGCAGCTGGTGCACGAGGGGAATGAGGTTATCGTCCTCGATGACTTCTCCCGGGGAAAGCCGCGTCGTCTCGAAGGCGTGAACTGCGAGGTCGTGCACGCGGATATCCGCCGCGCTGAGGCAGTCCGCAGCGCCATGAACGGCTGCGACGCGGTCGCCCACCTGGCTTACCTCCAGGGCACGCAGACGTTCTACGCCGAGCCCCGCCAGGTGCTGGACGTCGCGGTCCGCGGGATGCTGAACGTGCTCGGCGCCTGCGAGCGGACCGGCACCGGGCAGCTGCTGCTGGTGTCGTCGTCCGAGGCGTACCAGGTGGCGGCGGTTGTACCGACGCCGGAGAGCATCCCGCTGACCGTCCCGGACGTGCTCAACCCGCGGTACTCCTACGGCGGTGGCAAGATCGCCTGCGAGCTGATGGCGAACGCCTGGCAGAGGACCGGCGTGCTGGACCAGCTCGTCATCGCCCGGCCGCATAATATCTACGGCCCGGACATGGGCTGGGAGCATGTGATCCCCGAGTTCTGCGACCGGATGAGCAAGGCCGTCCGGGCTCAGCCGTCCGGCGTCATCAACTTCCCCATTCAGGGGACCGGCCAGGAGACCAGGTCGTTCTGCTACGTGGACGACTGCACCGAACAGCTCTCCCTGCTCCTGAAGGACGTACCTAACGGCGTGTACCACGTCGGCAACGAGGACGAGCGGACTATCGCCGAGGTGGCCGTGGAGATAGCCTGGTGCTACGATCGCGAGGTTAAGATCCGGCCGGGCACCCTGCCCAAGGGCTCGCCGCCCCGGCGGCTGCCCGATACGTCCAAGATCCGGGCCCTGGGCGCTGAGTGCATCATCCCGTTCCGTACCGGGATCAGTGAGACCGTGACGTGGTACCGGGCCAATGCCCGGTGAGGTTAACGAGTGCGGGATCTGCGGGTCGGCTGACCTGATCCCCCTGCTTGACATGGGCATCCAGCCGCTGCCTGAGTCCCTCGGCCCGTCACGGCGTTACCCCCTTAACCTTGTTCGCTGCCTGGTCTGCTCCCTGGTCCAGCTGGACTTCATCCCTGATCAGAAGCAGGTTTTCCGGCGGGATCACCCGTACTCCACCGGGAACTCCGCCGCGCTGCGCCTGCACTACCGGGATCTCGCCGCGGAGATCGCCGGGTACGCCGGGCCGGGTGAGCTGGTCATCGATATCGGGGCGAACGACGGGACGCTGCTGGACGCCGTGCCGCCCGGCCGCTGCCGCCTGGCCGTTGAGCCCACTGACCAGGGGAAGAGGATACCGGGAGCCGTCACCTGGTACCGGGAGTTCTTTACGAAGGACCTGGCGGCCCGCATCCGGGAGAAGCACGGGCCGGCCAGGGTGGTTACCGCCTGCAACGTCCTCGCGCACGTCCCGGACCCGCACGACTTTACGGCCGGGGTCCGCGTCCTGCTGGACGATGACGGGACTTTCATCACCGAGAACCACGACCTGGCCAGCGTGACAGACGGGCTGCAGATCGACACCGTCTACCACGAGCACCTGCGCTACTACTCCCCCGCCACGCTGGCTTTCCTGCTGGAGCGGCACGGATTTCACGTCACGTCCGTGCAGCCGACTGACACGCACGGCGGGTCCTTCCGCACCACGGCCCGGATGTACAAGCCGGACTTCCCGCACCGGGCCCGGGTCGCGGCTACCGCGCTGCGGGCCATGCTGTGGAAGATCGCTGTCGCGGAGAAGAAGGTTATCTACGGCATCGGGGCCGCTACCCGCGCTACCCCGCTGGTCTACTTCTCTGGCATCGACGGGTACATTTCCCTGGTGTGCGAGGTTCACGGCAGCGACAAGATCGGGCACTGCCTTCCTGGCACGCAGGTTAAGGTCGTAGACGAGTCCCGGCTGTACGAGGATCAGCCCCCGTACGCGCTGTTGTTCGCGTGGCACATGGCTGACCACATCATCCCGAAACTGCGCGAGGCGGGCTACACGGGGCGCTTCATCGTTCCCCTGCCCGAGCCGCGGGTGCTAGATTACTGACACGGCTCCGCGAGGAAGAGGCCAGCTGTGGGTAGTAGCAGGTACGAGGATGACCGCGGCGTTATCCAGGACCTGATCGTGGAGCGCCTGGACGCTGTCACGGAGATCTTCACGCGGGCCGGGGCGGTGCGCGGCAACCACGTGCACGACGAGACGGTCCAGTGGTCGTATATCGTGTCCGGCCAGATCCAGGTCGTCAGCCGGAAGCCGGACGGTACCCGGCTAGACCGGGTGCACTGGGCCGGGGACATGATCTGCGACCGGCCTGGCGTGGCGCATGCCTGGAAGGCGGTGGAGGACACGGTTATCCTCGTGTTCACCCGCGGGCCCAGGTCCGGGGACAGCTACGAGGACGACGTGCGCAGGCTGCCGGAAAATGA